GGTGGCAATGAGTCAAGAATAGTTGGTGGTAACTTTGATTTGAATGTTACCAAAAATCTTACACAGATATCTTTGGCTGATATTTTAGTGAACGCTAAAAACAATATGTCACTGAAGACCACCACAGGCATCGTTGCGATTGGTGCTGGTAGTAATGTAAACATTCGGTCATCCGCTGAGATGAAAATAAAATCTGGTGGTGAATATAAACTTCAGTCTGTTGGTGCTGCGAATGAAACATTTGACTCAACCTATAGAGTTAAATATAAAGCGTTGAATGAATTTGACCACGATGGTGACAGACGAATCATGATTGGTGCTGATGATTATGCAAGAAATAAAACTGGTGTTAACTTTACTTGTCCTGATGACCCAGCTAGAACAAGTAGCACTGATTGCACTGACCCCACAACACCAACACTGCCGTAGGAGAATTGAATGGTTGATTTTACTACACCAAACTTATGTGGAGCAAGTGAAGCTTTTAACAAACTTGCTAGTCAATTTTCTAGTATCAAAGACTCACTTCAAGATCAACTAGAGGGTGAGATTGATGCTTTAAAAAGTGAATTGACATCATCATTAAGTGTTCTTGAAGCAGACATCAAAGGACTCATTCCAGAGTTACCAGACATTCCTGATATTAGTTTAATATCAGAGATACAAAACTTTCTTGCATTGCCTGCTGGAAGTCAAGCAAGTTTAAATGCTTTGACATCATTGACCTCACAGTTTGGAGAGGGGATTGCTGCAGCTGGTCAAAGTTTGGACGCAATCATTTCCTCAGCATCAGATGCGTTTAGTGGTGGTATAGATTTGTGCGGTGGAACAATACCTAATTTTGTGATTGGTTCAGATGGGTCAGTAAAAGAAAAACCACAAGATTCTGGAATACCAGATAAAGACCCTGCCCCAGAACTGTTGTCTGCTTTAAAGACTAGGGCTCAAGAGTTGGCTGTGGCAAATGTTGCACTTGCAAAAAATGCCAGTGATGCAGCTGTAGAAGTAACAATCAATCTTCCATCAACAGATATGTCCTCTGAAAGTGGTAACATATCTATCAAGGTTAGACAAGAGTATGATAAGATAGATGCACAAATTAAATCAAAGTTAGAAAAAAATGGTAACGCACCTTCACCACAGGTTCAGAAAGTTACAAACGCACTTGCAGTCACATCAAACCTACCACCAGTAAAATCACTCAAAAATCCTGATGAGATTGTATTGGAGTTAAAACAGTTTCAAAATAGATTATCCGCAGCTAATAATAATATAAAAAAATTAGGCGGTGCGTTAAGTAATATGATAAAGAAAAGTAGAAACACATTTCCACAAAACATACTTGCGAGTGGCACTGAAAAACTTGTAAGAAATGATTCCAAATCGTTTAGATTAGACGTTTCTGGATTACCAGAAATAGAGGGTTCGGATGATACTTTCACAAGAGAGGGGTTAGATTTTGTTGGTAAAAACCATAGCATAGGAAAACTTGCCAATGGTATATGGAAACAATATTATTCTACTGCGGAGCTAGCAGACTTAGCGATTAAAAATGCACTGGAAGCCAATAGACCAGAGATAGAGGATAATGCACAGAGATTGAAAAGAAGCATTGATAAAATCGCATTAAGAGTTATAGATGTGGAAAAAAAATCTGAACGATACGGAAAAATATATGATGAAATGACTAATAAAATAGAGGAAACATATTCTGTCGAACTGGATGATTAATCATGATAATAAAAAAATTAGTCACACTAAATGTTTTGTATTGGATGCCTGACTATGAGAATATTTTGCAAGAGTTTACTTGGCAGACAAAAGACATAGTTCCAGAGTACCCAAGAGTTCATAAATTTTTAAACTATTGGCACAAAGAGATTGATGCGGTGATAGCAGAAATTCAAATCGCACACAGTGACAGTAATCAATACAGACCAATCATAAAGGAGTTTCGTTATGGCGAGAGGTAAAAAATCAAGTGGTAAAAACTATACATCAAAAGGTGAGCGCAGAAATGTTGTCAATGGAAAGCAGAAGTCAGGTGATAAATCTGAGTTGGAGACAGCGAGTAATAAAATGAAAGCGTTTAGAAAAGGTAAGATGGTTTGGCTTACAATCCCAAACCCAAACAAGAATGAAACAAATAAGAAGTTTGTAAAGGTTATCGCATCAGATGTTTGGACAAAAACAGGTCCATACTTAGCATCAAGAGGTTCGCACTAACCTTATAAATAAATCAAGGAGTCACCCATGTCAGCATATACAGACGCACAAGCAAGAAACGATATATCACGCAACGTGCGTCAGTATCGTGACCTTGACCTTTTCTTTGGCAGAAAACCAATCTCAAAAGATGTCAATATTTTATTAGATATTGAGAATATAAAGAGGGCTGTGAAAAATTTAGTGTTGACAAATATATATGAAAAACCTTTTCACCCAGAAATAGCATCTGGTGTTAGAGACATGCTTTTTGAAAATATGACTCCTCTGACATCTATAATTTTAGCAAAGAAGGTGGAAGAGGTAATTGAAAACTTTGAACCAAGGGTTAGGTTGATGAGCGTATCAGCAAGGCCAGATTTAGATCGTAATGAATATGAAATGACAATTGAATTTTTTATCAATAATTTACCCACAGAACTTGTCACAGTGGATGTATTTCTAGAGAGATTACGATAATGGCGTTAAATGAAAAAAGACTGATTGTTTCTGAATTTGACTTTGATGATGTCAAGTCAAACTTAAAACTTTTTTTAGAGGCTCAAAACGAGTTTACTGATTACGATTTTGAGGGTTCTGGTATCAGTGTCCTCCTAGATATTTTAGCATACAACACTCACTATCTTGGTTTTAATATGAACATGCTTGCAAACGAGATGTTTCTTGATAGTGCATCTTTACGGTCAAGCGTTGTTTCACACGCAAAAACTTTAGGATATGAGACTGCATCAAATCGAGCCGCAAAGGCAGAGGTGAATGTTATTTTATTTGACTCAGTTAAAACCACAGGCACTTTATCTGCCGGAACAGTTTTTACCACATCAGTTGATGATATTGATTATCAGTTTGTTACAGCTGAAAGTTTTACGGCATCGAATAGTGGTAGTCAAATAAAATTTGAAAATATACCTATCTTTGAAGGAACTTTTGTTACAACCAGAATCACGGTTGATCAAACAGACGTTGATCAAAGGTTCGTCATTCCAGATAACAGAGCTGACACAAATACTTTAGTGGTCGTAGTTCAGACATCTTCATCTGATAGTTCATCAACAACCTTTACTAAAGCCACTGACATTTCACAAGTCTCATCCACAAGTAACAGTTATTTCATTCAAGAGGTTGAAAATGGCAAACACGAAGTGTATTTTGGTGATGGTGTAATAGGTAAAGCATTGTCTGATGGTAACATAGTTGTATTATCATATGTGGTTACGAACAACACTATTGCAAATACTGCATCAGTATTTTCAAACGCCGCAGCTATTGATACTGTCGTGGATGTGTCCGTTGAAACCGTATCTCCAGCGAGTGGTGGGGCCGGCGCTGAAACTATTGAGTCAATTAAATTTAATGCACCTCTAGATTATGCAGCACAAGGAAGATGTGTCACTGCTGAAGATTACAAAACTTTTGTCAGACAGTTTTTTCCAAACACTCAGGCAGTTTCTATTTTTGGTGGAGAGAATGGTTCTTTCGATAATACTATCGGTGTTGTTAGCACACCAGAGTATGGAAAAGTTTTCATATCTGTTAAATCAACGACAGGAAATAATTTGACTGATGCAGAAAAAACAAGATTAGTAAACGACCTTGCTCCGTTTACCGTCGCTTCAATAACTCCAGTTATTGTTGACCCCGAAACACTTTTCATAATTTTAGATGTTAATGCTCAGTTCAACTCATCCGTAACCACGGAAACACCAAACACAATCGCATCTTTGATTAATACCACATTATCAAATTTCAATGAAGATGAATTAAAACAATTCAATAGTATTTTTAGGCACTCTAAAGTTGTCGGTCTTATTGATGATACTGATGTGTCTATAACCAGTAACGTCACACGAATTACTATGGGTAAATTTTTTACACCAACTGTCGATAGTGAAGTTGGTTATACCGTTAATTTTAACAATGCGTTTTTCCATCCCCACGATGGACACAATGGTGCGAATGGTGGTGTTCTTGCTTCAACAGGATTTAGAGTTAGTGGCGACACTGTGAATGACCAGTTTTTTGATGATGATGGAAACGGTAATATTAGAATTTATTACCTAGTAGCTGGAGTCAGAACTTACACTGACAGCACTGCTGGAACGATTGATTACGATACTGGTGAAATAAAAATTAATCCAGTAAACATCACATCAGTTCTGAATGTAGATGGTGCTTCTTCTGATGATATAAGAATTACTGTGATACCAAACTCACAGGATATTATTCCTGTGAGAAATCAGATTATTGAGTTGGATTTAACCAATACCACGATAAACGTATTACAAGATACGATTACTACATCAAGCTCTGGAACAAGCACTACAACGACTGGGACGCCAGTGAGTGGTGCGTCTAGTAGCGCTCCAATATCGAGTTACTAAAATGGCACCATTTGATAATCCACCTTCATCTAAACTGCTAACAAAAATATCGCCGTTGGTTGATGGTCAGTTACCAGATTATGTTCGTGACTCTCACCCAATATTCTCAAAGTTTCTTCAGTATTATTATGAATATCTTGAAGCCGCTGAAATCACTATAACCTCTCAGGTAGATAATGTTTTACTTGAGGTGGAGTCAACCGCATATCTTTTAGACCAAGATGGTAACCAAATCGTATACGAAGACTCTGACGGTAAATTTTCTGTCGGTGAAACTATTACTGGACAAACATCAAAAGCCACTGCGACAATTTTAATTGATGACCTTCGCAACGGTAGAATGTTTATCTCCGCACAACAACAGTTTATCACTGGTGAAACTATCGTCGGTGCAACGTCCACTGCCGAGGGAACTGTCACACGATACAGAGGCAACCCTGTACAAAACATTCAACAACTTTTAGATTACGCTGACACTGATGGAACTATACACGACTTCTTAGACCAGTTAAGTGTTTCTTTTATGAACGCCATCCCCAAAAATTTGGCTAGTGGTGTTGATAGAAGGAATCTTATCAAAAATATTCGTGAGCTCTACAGGACGAAAGGGACAAGTGAAAGTTTCAAACTTTTCATTCGCATACTACTGAACTTAGACTCTGAAATAATTTATCCTAGAAAATTTATGATGCGGTCCTCTGATGGTGAGTGGAGTAGAAGTGAGATACTTAGGGTTGCCACCGTAAATGAATCTGTGGGTGGTGAACTTATCAGTCAAAAGATAACTGGACTGACCTCTGGTGCCACAGCTGTCGTTGAAGACTCCACATCTTTAACTCAAGGCAGTTTAGAGATAACAGAGTTCAAGATATCATTTCGTGATGGAGAGTTTACACCCGGCGAAACAGTGAGAGGGACATCCTCCACCAGAGATGTATTACAAGACTTCACTGTTTACAACGTGGTCACCGATACCTCAATAACAAATGATGGTATTTTATATTCAGTTGGTGAAGAGGTAGTCATCAATACTGACTATGGAAACGCATCTGCCACCGCTGAAATAATAAGTGTTAAAACAGGTTCGGTCAGCGATGTTATTGTTGATGATGTGGGTGCGGGTTACAAAGTTGGTGACCCACTGGTTTTTGCAAGCTCAGAATCAAATGTGTCTTTACCATCTGGTTTTATTTCAGTTGTGGATGGTTCAATAATTTTAGATGGCACAGATAGTGACTCATCTGATGCTAATGATTTTCTTGTATACGAGGATGCGACAACTGAACATTTAGAGACTTTTGAGTTTGCGTTGGAGTCGGGACTGAATGACGAGGCGACTGCGATAACAAATGGTGCGGTGGCAAACTCGAGCACTATTATATTAGACAATAATGTTGGTACTATCACCAAAGGTATGACCGTGTATGGTGCGGGACTTGGCGAGGGTATCACAGTCACAACTGTCACATCTCAAAGTAATATCACAGTCAGCACCTTACTTACATTTGCAGACAATACACCTCTAAGATTTGTTGAACCAGCTGGTATTTTAAGATTAGAAACTGGGACTGCAACTGCCACAGATTTAGGTCATAGTTTGATAAGTGAGTTTTTACCTGACCCTGTTTCTGACACATACACCACTGGGGCTGACCAGATGGTTCTTGAGGATGCCACAGTTGATTTAGGTGAAATTAAAAGAATCCAACTAACTGATAACGGTGTTGGATTTACAAAGTTACCGACAATAACAATCGATCCAGCAAGAGGGACGAAGATACTAGACACGCAAGGTAACTATGATGACCCATCTGATGCTGCTTTGATATCAACGACAACAGACATTGGTGCGATAGATGAGATAAAAGTAACTGACAGTGGTGCTAATTACTCAACCTCTGACTTGCCAGATGTAGAACCCAGAGCTAACTTTTTGCTGAAAGATGTTAGTGGAACTTTTGCAACTGGTGAGTCTTTGACAACGCACACAGGGGTTGTTAAATCATTTGATGCAGATACTCAAGTTCTTCAAACCACAATAGAAGATGTGGTGAGAACAACTTTAGAAACCACTGATGCATTGCCGATAGGTTTAGAGGATAGTATAGCATCTCAAGAACCTCACTTTACTTTTGCCGTTGATGGCGAGATATCTGTTTTTCCAGAGACAGGTCTTATTGACGAAGAAGATGGCGAGAATATTGTATTGAATGCATCTGACCTCACTGGTGACGCATTTATCGCACTGGAAGATGATGGTGGTATTCTTCGCACAGAACCAAACACGTTCATAGAAAAAACTCTAATCACTCTTGAAGATGATACTGGTGTTTTACTAAGAGAGGATGCAGAGGAAACAACTGAAAAGTTTATCAGAAGTTTTCCACAAGGTAGAAAACCAGCAAGGACTTGGTTAGATACGGTGGAGTTTAGGCCTGGCAGAAGAATTTCCGAAACAGAGTTTGGTCCGCCGAGAATAGTTCCGACAGGTCAGTTTTTAAATGATGAAGCTTGGGACGATACTTTTGGTGTCTATGTTCGAGCATTAACTCACAAAGCGACTGCAACTGCACTTGTTGATGGTATAACCTCTACAGAAAATGTGACACTTGATAACAACTCTGGAACCATAGATGAGGGTATGTTTGTAACTGGGACAGTCGCAACCGCTGCTGTGTCAGGCACAACAGTGAATAGTTTTGACATAACCGTGATAGTCTCAAGTGGAACAATACAAAAAGGTTTAGTTGTAGAGGGCACAGGTATTCCAGTTGGGACAGTGGTTGCGTCAGTGTCTACAACAGAGACATTTAGTTTAAACACACAAGTCAGTTTGTCTGATGCGACAGTGCTTACTTTTAAATTACCAAAAGATATAACTGTTAGCACCGTCACATCTCAAACAGATATAAGTTTGAGCTCTGCGATTACTTTTGCAGACAACACATCTTTGTCTTTTGAAAGTCCATCGACAAACGGTCCTTTTGTAAATGGTGAGGAGATAACTGGTGGAACTTCAGGCGCAACCGCACTCATTCTTGATGCAGCTGCTGACTTAAAATTCATATCAAGTAATAACAAAGACTTTGTTATCGGTGAAACAATAACTGGTGAGTCAAAGGTGGATGGTGGAGGAAACAATGTAACTGCTCAAGCCACAATCCAAACACTAACAAATGCGTTTGTCGTTTCACCAGATTCAATCTGGACAGACTTTGTTATCGAAACTATAACGAATAAAAATGCACCTCTTCTTGAAGATGCTTCTAGTTTTGTTGTTGAAAGTGATTTATCAGAGGAGATTGTTTTAGAGACTGCTGGTCAGTTGAGAGATGTTGTTGTTGTCTCTGGTCATGTTCTTTTGGACGGCACAGATGGTTCGTCAACTGATGCTGGTGATTTTCTTATTGCAGAACTAAACGGTGACACGATAGTTC